GCTTTTCACGAACGAACTGCCACGTTGAATAAATGTTAGACTTAGAAATAGCCTTTTCACCTAAAGCGTAGATTTGGTAAAGTGCTTCGTCTGTTCGCTTCAAGTCTTCAATCTGTCGTTTAATGCTTTCGGGTAAGAACGGATTGTCCTTGTAGGTGGATTTGATTAAGACGCTTTCGTTTTCTGGTAGTTCGTAAAGCCAACTTGTAGACTCAGACGGGTTATAGTCAAAGATTAACTTACCCTCAGTTCTCATGTTTAATTGTTGGAAGTCTTCAAACCAAAGTTCGTTCGCCTCATTGCACCAGCCTAAATCACGTTTGCGCCCTCGTATCTTTTGTTCATCGTCCACACTAAAGAACTCAACTAACGACCCGTTACTAAAGCGGTAGATGTTTTCGGACATATTGTGGTTCGTCTTTTCGTAGATGTTAAGGTCGCGCATTATCTCAAAGAAATCACGCATTACGGTTGCCCTCAAAGCGGGGAACGTCTTACGCACTATACTAACCACCTTGTTAGGGTTCTGTAAACAATAGACTATAATAAGCTGACAAAGCGAATAGGTCTTAGACGAACGCGAACCGCCCTGGTTTATGACAAACCTTATGCCCTCATTCGTTAACGCTTCGTAATTACGTTGGAATATATTAGTCGCCTTTATTTCCAACTATCGTTACTTTAATCTCGTTTATCTTATCCCCTCCCGTAGTTACGTCCGTCTTTTCGGTGAGTCCGTTTAAACGTGCAACGATGTTCTGTTGATATTGACCTACTAACGCTCCTTCGATTTGGTCGTTGCGTATTTCTTCTTTAATGCGCGTGACGATGCTTACATATTCAAGATAAGAATTATCCACATTATACCAATATCGGTTAATATCGTACCCCGACTTATTGCAATATGTTTTGAAGCCGTCTATTGTTAGCGGTGGTGTGTGTTCTTCGTATTGCATTCCTTTGTTTGTTGCTTTGGGTATTCTTCTTACTCGGCTTTTAGTGTCTTCAGCGTACTTTAAGAATACGTCGTATAGCTTTTCGGGTGTTTCTATGTATTTGTGTTTAGCCATTTGGTGTCCGTGTTTTAGTCGTTTCTTATTTGCTTTAGTTTTCTTTGCGCCCACTCTATACCCTCATCGCCTCCCCAAGCTAACCACATTAAACGTCCGCACCCGTCACCTAATTCTTTTTGTGAGTTTTGGCGATGACGTTCAAAAGCTGCCATCCTTGCTATCGTGTCTTCTGAAATGGGTTCGCGGTTCGCTAATTGGTTTGCACGTTCTTTACCTACAGGTGTTCCGCAATCTCCCCAACCGTTTTCTTCTGCATACCTTAACGCTATCTTTGCATTTTCGGTTGCTTGTTTAGGGTAGTCCGTATAAGATTCAGCGAAAGAAACGTATTTATTAAATGCCGTCTTTTTGTCCTCTTGCCAATAGCTATTACATACGGCGTATCTTTGTGATTCGTCCGGGAAGTCGGAATTCATTTTATCATCAGACATACATCTTTGTAGATAGTCCGTCTTTTTCTCGTTTGGGTTTGGTTTAGGCATTTGCTTGTGGTTGAAAATGTGAAAGAAAAACGTCTTCGGTAACTTCTTCAAGTGCTAAGTAGTAAGGTGCATCCGTATCGTAAATAATAAAGTGCGCTCCCTCTACGCGTAGTTTTATTTTTAAGTAGTGACAATACTCCCGCATTTGGTCGCCGCAATCTATAATATAAAACCTATTCGTCTCCATTGACCGAAGCAAAAATGTTAACGGTGTATAGAAGTAACGAAATGCCGCCTATGGTCATTGCTGTATTACCCATTTGAAAGACTAAAGCGCAACCAAAAAGAATTACACTTAGCATAAATAATACTTCTCTTAGTTCTTTCATTTCTTTCTTCTTGTTCGTTTTTTCTTAGGAGTCTGCAAGTCCAATATCTGTTCTGTAGGTTGGTTCATGTACTCCTGAATAATGTTTTCAGCGTCATGCTTCTTTGGGTCGTATTCGCTTTTCACCTCTTCAACAAAATACGAAAGGTCTACATAGTGTTTAGCCTTTTCGATATGTTCTTTAGTGATATCCTCTACTCTTATTTTCATTGTTGCTTGACCTACTCGGTATTCGATTACCGTGTTTTCATAGCCTTTCTTCGGTTTCAACATATTCTTTAAATTTCGTTTTTATCTCATTCATGTATAACCACGCACTTGTATCGTCAATGTTAAAGTGTTTGGCTAAATCTCTTTTAGTGGTAACGCCTTTTTCAACGTAGACATCCCATATAATTTGGTCAACACGGCTTAAAGTGGTTCTAAAGTCGTTTAAAAGGATTTTAAAGTCTATTTCGTCCGTGAAGTCGTCACAAATAATATAAGGAATTGTGTCAATGTCTTCGTGTTTGCGGTTTAACTTATCACTTGCGTAATTAGTTACAGACTTAGAGTAAGTGAGTTCCGTGTTTATGTAGCTGAACGCCCATTTTGGTATATCGTCTTTTGTCATGTCCTCAGAACGCTTAACAAGGTACAAATAACAATTAGAAACCACAACGTCAGGTTCTACCGTGCGCCCGTACTTATAAACCCAAGCCGTAGTTATCTCTAAGACATTATAATAATTATCCGAAAACCAGTTGTCAATTTCGGCTTTCATACCATTCGATGAACTTCTTAGCGTAAACGTGACGCTGAACCTTTGAACACATACAATACGTTATATTGTCGCCTTTGTACTTGTTCCAAATGTCACGCGCTTTTACTGCCGTGTTTTTGACTACCAAACCCTCTTTAAATTGGTCGCGTAGTCTATCCATTATTTCTACCTCGACCGACTCCATAACTGGTTAATGAGTTCAATGATGAAAGTAAGGAATGAAGCGGTTACGGCTAACTCAAATGAAGCAGTATAAACTAAAGCGCTCCAAAATGTCATACATTGCCAACAAGTAAACGCGTTAAAGACGTATTCCAGTACCGTCCATTCGGGTAGTTTGGTTTGAAGATAAGCCAAAGCCATGTGCAACGGTTCAAACTCAATTAAAAACCAACCTAACGCAATTAAAAAAAGTAGTTCCATAGTCTAAGTTTTCGTCAAAATTACGATTATTTTCTAATCATTCAATTTTTAGACCGTAATCGTCAAGTAATTCTCGCAACCTTTCGCGTACAGCTTCGTAATGGTCATGTATTTCGTAGCTGTGGTCGCCGTGCTTTATTTCACCTCTTAGATATTGGTCGAACTCAAAAACAACATTATACCAATTATTAGCTTGTAAAGCAAGTATAGCGTCTTGTTCTTCATCGAACTCTATTGTCACTTTCATTGCTCTTTGATTATTTCGTTTATCTTCTCGTATGTATCTAAACGCGGGTGCATCGTTCCTGAAGCGTAGCCTTTAAGTTGGTGCGCTTGTACCTTTACTTGTTTTGTCAACTTAGTAACCCCGTGTTTTTGTAGGTACTCAGTTAAACGCTGTTGAAAGTCTTTCGTTATCATGTTAAAAAGGTAATCCAGATTTGTTATCCTCTTTCTCCTCAGGTTGCCAAGTGTCAACACTTAATGCAATGTCTTTTCCGTATTGGTCGGCTTCTTTCTTATCGTTTACGTTTAGACGTATGTACTTCTTTCCGTTGTATTCAAAAATGTGTTCTTGCGGAATATCCGTTAGACACAAAGTAATAGCGCGTAAAGTGTCAAATTTCTTCTTTCCGCTACCTACAAAAATTTTCTTTTCCATGTTTATCGTTTTAAATTATTTACTAAAGTATTATAATAGAACTTTGCGACCTTTATTTTCTCTATTATTTTATTAACAGATGCTTCAGAATACTCTATTTTGAACTCTTTTACTCTTAGACCTTCGGGAATGTGATTAAATTCGTGTTTTGCTCGTACTTCCTTTTCCGTTTGGTCGCTAACCTCTAACTCAAACTTCTTCCAACTTGTTCTTCTTATTTCGTCTAAGACGATATCTTCGGGCGTATCTACTAAGCAATACACTATACGTCCGTTTTTTCGTCCTGTAAGCCACATATAACCGATTAACTGCCAATAGTAATTCTTTTCGGGTAGTTCGTCCGCAAACCAAGGAAACGTAGTTCCGTCAAAAGACGTTTTAATGTCGATAATTTCATCGTCTAACACAAGGTCGGGCGTTCCTTTGATAAATTCGTTTTCGAAATATTCATCGTTCTTAGTGCAAAACGGGAGGTCTAAAACACGGGCGGCTAATTCTATTGATTCATCTTCTTGAATATTGCCCTTATCCGTGTATCTAGAACTGAATTCCTTTTTAATGCCGTAGACATCCTCAAGAACTAACTCTTGAATGTAGGTCTTAGCGGTTTGACTAAGAACCTCGGATTTGCTCCGAGATTCCGTCATTATTTTACCAAGTGCTGAACAACGTATTTTCATCTTACATAAGTTTTAACGCTGATTCTTGCGCTTGTGTTAGTGTATAGTTATCTTTCAGCATTTGGACGCTGTACTTTCCGTTGTTAATTGCTTCGATAGCTTTTTCAAAGCGTGAATTGTCAATACTTGGTTTCGTGTTTTTAACGTGCTGACTTGCGCTTTGTGCATCATCGTCTTCAGCTTGTAGACTTAAAAGACTTTGTAACGTGTAACGTCTGAAATAAGTAACCGCAGAACCGACTTTTTGCGGGTCGTTAATCTCAGGTAAGCGCATTGAACTTTCTACCGAGTTACCGTCTTCGCAGTCTATAATACGCGTTACTACATGACCGCTTTCGATAGGTTGCATAAGTAGTAAATTGTACTTCAACAACACGGGTTCGACCGCTTCGATTAATGCGTTAATGTCGGCGTAGTTGTTTTTAAAGTGCGGGTTCTTTGCGTTCTTCTTTACCGCTTCGATTTCTTGTTTTGCTTTCCACAGCTTAAACCAAATGGTTTGAGGCTTTGGAATAGCGTCCATAAACTCTTGTTCTGTTTGCTTTTTCATAACTCTTTTTTTAAATTGTTTCTGCAAATATAATAAATTATTGATTTGAAACCTTGTTTTTGTAATTTTTTAATATCTCGGTGTAAATTTCT